AAACTGATGACAGGAAAAGACGGAAAGCTTTTTATCACACTTGATGGAGTCTCCATCTGGTTTGCATCCGTGGAAGAGTTTACAATCGGAATGAATTTTTCAAACGTAGATTTCCATCCGGCAGGAGATGTACAGACATATGGAGTTCCAGACAGTGTTAAATTTACAGCATCGTTCACTGAAGCTGTAGTAAGAGATGATCTGACGATCGTACCAATGCTGGAAGCGATTAAAAATGGGAAAATTCCTACATTCAGTTTACAGGGCGGTGTTACAGAACCACTTGCTGGTGGAGAAAGCAAATATCTGTTAGATGAATGTATTCCTGACGGAGATACAAACATTCTGGATGTAAAACCGGGAGAAATCATCAAGAGACAGTGCCAGTTTATTGTTAACAGCGTACCAGACTGTATTAAATCATTGGCAGCATAAAGAAAGGATAAGAAAATGGCAGAGAAGAAAACAAATATCAATGTAACAGAAGAAAATGAAATGGACCTTATCACTGGTCTGTTAAAGGCAGCAGAGTATAAAACAGAGGTAAGTCAGACATTAAATATTCAAAGAAACGGACAGAAATTGTTTAAATTCGATATTCGTCCATTATCCTTTGACGAGATCACGGATTGCAGAAAGAGAGCAACAACTTATATGCCAAATCCGGGTGGAGCATCACTTCCATTGATTGAGAAAAGCGTAAGCAATGCAGATTACATGGCATGGCAGATTTACATTGCAACAGTTCCAGAAAGTGATGGAACGAAATTCTGGGATAATCCAGCGTTGAAAGAAGGACTGAACAAAGCTGGTCACATGGTTATGACACAGGCAGAAATCATTAAGGAAATCCTTACAGCTGGAGAACTTGAAGCAGTCAGTGGACAGATTGAAGAATTATCCGGCAGTGGTACAAACGTTATTGATTATGCAAAAAACTAATTAAGTCCAGTCCGTTAGCTTCTCTGCTTGCAGAAAATTATCTACGGACTGGAATGTTGCCATCAAAAGCCCTTGATCTCCCAGAAGGAGAAAGGGCTTTTATTTTTGCAGCACTTATAACAGCTATGGAAGGAGGCGATGCATAAGTGGCAGATAAAGAAATCGTAATTGACGTTGTATCGAAGTATACAGACCATGCATCGCAAGGACTGAACCAGACCGGAAAAGATGCTGAAAAGGTTAGAAAAGAACTTGATGATCTAGGAAAGAAAAAGCCAAGGATTCATGTAGATGTAGACGATAAGGCAAATCCGAAGCTTGACAGAACACGAAAAGAAAGCGAAAGACTGGGCAAGGAAAGACCGAAAATCCAAGTGGGAGCAGACGATAAAGCAACTCCAAAAATTCGTAGAATTACATCGGCTGGGTTGAAGTTTGGAAAAATGTCTTTTACCGCAGCAGTTAAGATTAAAGACTTTGCAACAACCAAATTAAGTGATCTTAAAGCCAAGGTATTTAATGTCAAAAATGCCGTTGCTGGAGCATTTGCAGCGGTAGGGATTGGACAAACAATCAAAACGTCCATTGATCTGGAAGTGCAGCAGCAGAACTTGGAATCATCGTTCGAGGTATTACTTGGAAGTAAGAAGAAAGCCCAGAAGCGAATAGATGATCTGACGACGTTTGCTGGTAGTACCCCATTTACGAGGGATGAAATTTATCAGGCTTCTCGTACCTTACAGGTATTTACTGGAAATGCATTGTCAACTGGAAAAGGCTTAAAGATGGTTGGAGACGTAGCAGCCGGTACGAACTCCGAGCTTTCCGATGTAGCCTTATGGGTTGGACGTATGTATGACGGAATGAAGAACCACCAGACAATTGGAGAAGCTACCGCCGCATTACAGGAAATGGGTGCTATTTCTGGACAGGACAGAACAAAACTGGAAGCACTTGCAGCATCGAACAAGAAAATCAGCCAGACATGGCCGCAGGCTATGAAAGCTTTTCAGAAGTATGACGGATTGATGGAAAAGCAGAGCGATAACCTTGGAAACCTGATGCTAGGTGTCAAGTCATTTGTTACAAATAACGTATTTAAGAAGCTTGGAAAAGGTCTTGGAGATGGCATTTCTCCCGGACTTCGTAAGTTCCGTCAGTGGAGATCGGAGAACAAAGAACTGATTGCAGAAATGGGATCAGGGATTGAAAAGTTTTCGGCAGAGATTTCTGGGAAAGCCGTTGATGCAGTATCAAATTTAGCAGAAAAAGCCAATAAATTATTCCAAAGTGACAAGTTTAAAAATGCTTCAATCAGCGGAAAGATTAACATTGCATGGCAAGAGATGATCGGCGATCCATTTTCACAGTGGTGGGATTCCAGCGGAAGACCAGCGATCGTTAAGAAGATATCTGGTATAGGCAAGGATATCGTTAAAGCCGGAGGGAACTGGTTTAAAGAATCTATTAAGGATTTATTACCCGGTGGAGATAAAGCCGGAATAGAGGACTATCTTGCCGGTGCGTTGGCACTTAAGATAGGCTCAGGACTATTTAAAAAGGGAATGACTTTGACAGACCTGATCACTGGTGGTTCAGGTGGTTCTGGAAATCCTCTTGGAAGTTCTATTGGACTTATGAATGTATCAGCATCCGTTGTAAATGTGAACGGTGGGCTTGGCACTGGAAACGGTGGAAGTCCTGTCACACCAACTGGCAGTGGAACTACACCGAAGACAACACAGCCGACAGGACCAACAAGGACACCGGGTGGCTTATTTGGCTTGGGTGGATCTGGTGTTACATTGAAAAATGGAGAAACAGTTGCGGCTACTGGATGGAAAGCTTTTCTTGGAAATCTCGGAGTAAAACTTGGATCAGGAGCAGCAACAGCCGGCGGAGCAGCAACCGTTGGTGGGGCTTCATTGTTAGGTGGAGCTTTAGGAATTGCTGGTATTGGAAGTGCAGCAGGTAACTTTATCAACGCTGCGACATCAAAGAATAAAGCTACTAAGAAAAAAGAAAACTACAGAGGTGGTACGAAGCTTGGCATGGTCGGTGGTGGAGCAGCCGCCGGAGCTTTGGTTGGTTCAGCTGTTCCGATTGTTGGTACACTTGCCGGTGGATTGATTGGTGCCGGTGTTGGTGGATTTGCAGCACTGACAAAAGGTAACAAAGCAGGCGATCATATCCGAAAGAACATGGATAAGATCAAAAAAGAATCCGAAAAAAGTGCGAAATCTTGGAATGTAACATCGAAACAGGTAAAAGAAATTCAAAAGGGTCAAGAAAAGTACCTTGGAGATAATTACCTTAAAAATCGTAAGGAAGCACTAAAGGATAACAATTCATTAACTGCAAAATCGCAGAAATATTATTCTTACAATAAAGATTCCATACGAAAGATCCGTGAGAAATATGAGCCAGAATCCGAAAAGAAAAAAGATTGGTTAAGAAAATCAGTACAGAGTACATATAAAAAGCAAAACAAAGAACTGAAACTTGACTCAAAAATGAGCGGAACAATGGCACATACTGTTGGAGGTAAGAAAAATAAGAATCTGAATGTTGGACCAGACAAAGAGTATAATCAGCTGACTAATTCTGTTCAGAAAGCTTATGAGGAGAATAAGAAGAATACAAAGCAGACAAACGCTGGTTCTAAGAGTACGAAAGCCTTTTCTGGAGCAACAAGTTCTGCCGGTGGAAAAGTCAGTGGCTTAGGTGGAATGTCTGCAACAGCTGGTGGAAAATTAGGAACTATGGGATCAATGTCGCTTGCAGCTGGTGGTAATTTACAAAGTGCTGGAAGTTCCGCATTATCCCTTGCGAGTGCCTTAGCATCTGCCGCATCAACGATTGCATCCGCAGCAAGCACAACCGCCGCACAAGCAAATGCAATCAACAGTATTACGAGTGGAAGTTATCTGAATAACAGCGGTTCAAAATCTGGTAAAAAGACGTCTGGAAAGAAGACAACGACAAAACCAAAAGTACAGACAGCCTTACCGAAAAATGGAAAGTTCTTTCATAATGCGAAAGGTAGTCTGGTCAGAGGTCATATCGTTTCTGAATTAGGAGAAGAAGGAAACGAAATGGTAATTCCACTTTCTAGGCATAGAAGCCGTGCATTATCTCTCTGGAATCAAGCAGGACAGATTTTAGGCGTGACAAAGCATGCCAAAGGTGGACTTGTTGGGGGAACATCTGGATCAGGAAAAGCTTCGTCTGGTAGCAGTCAGCCAGTTATCAACGTTGGTGGTATTACGATCAGCGTTAATGCATCTGGAAATGACGGCATAGTTGATGCGATTAAAACCTCTAAAGGAGAGATCGCAGATGCTATTATGCAGGCAATCGCAGATGCAATCGGATCAACGACAACCAACAGAACAGCGGAGGTAATGTGATGGATATATATATTACTGGAAAAAATTCAAAAGGGAATGATCAGAAGATACAAATTCCGATCATTCCCGAAGAAATTGAATCATCAATCGAAGGGAAGTTTGCAGAGTATGATATCTATAAATTAGGTCAGGTCAGTATTCCAAACGGAAAAAATCTTTCGGAGTTAAGCTGGGAATGTTTTTTTCCCGGAGAAGCAAGAAAAGGCATGAAATTTGTTCGTGAGTGGACTGATCCGGAAACCTTGGATGCACTGATGAAATACTGGGCTAAATATGGGAAAGTGGTAAATATCTGCATTACAGGAACTAAGATCAATGTAGATATGCTTGTATCTGAATATGATTCAACAATCAAAAGCTTGAATGATTATTATTACACTGTAAGATTCGTTGATTATGAAAAAATAAGTGTTTCCTCAGCATCAACGAAAAGAAGTACAAAAACCACAAAGAAAAAGGTTACAGTCAAGAAAGGGCAGACCTTACGGAAACTTGCTAAAAAATATCTTGGATCCAGTAAAAAATACAAGGTTATTTATAACGCAAATAAGAAAATGATTGATGCAAGGAACAAAAAAGAACGCAAGAAACATCCAAAGAAAAAGATCAGCAAGTACACGATCTATAAAGGACAGGTGCTTGTGATCCCTGTTCCAAGCAGTAAATTGGTTTCTAATTCCAAAGTTGAGGAATTAAAGAAAGCAATGAATAAAGATGGCTACTCGAAGCTGAAAGTAGATAAAAAACTGACATCTTCGATGAAATCAGCCATGAAAAAGATCACGATTCGAACCGGAAGAAAAGGACAGGTCGTAAAATTTGTCCAGAAAATGGTGGGAGTCAAACAGGATGGTGCTTGCGGATCTAAGACAGTAACAGCGATTAAAACTTACCAACGTAAGCACAAATTAACAGTAACTGGTGTTGCTGATTATAAAACACTGTTAAAAATGATAGGAGGATAGGAAGATATGCCAAGTTTAGGAAATCCACTGTATAAAGCAGTTGTAAAGACGGCTTCGGGGCAAGAATACGATCTATACAAATCGAAAGTTATACAGGACCTGACAATGTCTGATGATCCTGATTCGCTGGCAAAAGAGGTCAGCTTAACAGTAATGAACGCTGCGAAAAATGGTGTAACACTTGCGACATTGATTCAACCATCAGACCGATTATACATATATGCGAATGTTGGCCATGGAGATTTTGAAGTGTTTCGAGGTGTAATCTGGGATAGAGATATGGTTACCGATACAGAAAAAAAAGTAACATTTACAGCCTATGATTACTTGATCTATATGATGAAATCTCAAGACTATTTTTATTACAAAAAGGGGCTAAGCACAAAAGAGATTGTAAAAAGAATCTGTACGGCATGGAAGTTGAAACTGAAATACAGTTACGGATCAATCAAAAACAAAAGGATCAAACCAGTGCAAAAGAACATTGGAGATATGATCGTATATGTGCTGAACAAAGCGAAAAGTAAACTTTCCAGCCGATATATTTTTACGATTGAAGGAACTACAGTGATTGTCAAGTATGCAAATACTAATACAACGATTTATAAGATTGAGGAAGGAAAGAATGTAATCTCCATAGAGATAAAAGAGACAATGGATGATATCGTTACAAAGATAAAGATCTACGGAGAAGCTAAGAAAAAGTCAATCCCTAAACTTGCATCAGTATCTAAGAATACATCGAAGTTTGGTACGATCCAAGAAGTCATGGATAAAGACAAGAAGGAGAAACTTTCAAAAATAAAGAAACAAGCACAAAAGAAATTGAAGAGCAGTGCAAAGGTCAAGTATGAATATATAGTAACGGCGATCAGTAATCCGAAGATAAAACGTGGAGACACCGTTTACGTTGGATGTGGTACCGCTGGACTGAAAGGAAATAAAACAGTAAAAAGTATTACACATGACTGTGTGGCTGGTACGATGGACGTTGTTTTTTACTAAAGGAGAGTTCTATGCAGAGAAATGGAAGAAAAAATTTTATCCGGGCGATCGAACAGATTTCAAAAGGAAACCAAAGTGCAGCGGATGTTGTTGCAGAACTTGGAACTATGAAAGACGGAGGGATTCTTCCTGACTCTTATCCAGAAGGTGCAGAACCAGATGACGATTTTTTGATGTTATCTGATGCAAAAGTAAGTGATGGCGATCGAGTATTACTGATCTGGACAGATGCAGAGGAAATCGTTGTAATCGGTAAAGTGGAAGGAGATGAAGAAGATGCCGGATAATCTTTTCCCAGAGGAATATGAAAACGAAGAAGAATATTTTGAAGATGAAGAGAACGAAGGAACTGAGGAAGAAAATACAGAAGAAGAGGAAGATGCAGGTTATAAACCCAGCATCTTTTTTGATTTTGATACTGGAGACTTTGTCGTAAATCACGATGGAAAATTAAAAGAAGCCTCGGGATTTGAAGCTTGGATGCAGTGGTGTCAGAAAACATTAATGACACAACGATATGCACATGAGGGATATTCTACGGATATAGGGATTGACTATGAAAGTGCATTAAAAGCTGACAGTAGAGAAGAAGCAGAAAGCATCTTGCAGAGGGAGATAGAAGAAGCGTTAATGGCTGATCCGTCAGAGAGGACTCTGTATGTTGGAAATATTACTTTTGAATGGGCAGCAGATGATTGTCTTGTAACAGTACAGGTGCAGGGCATTGATGGAGATATAGAAATACAGACACAATTTGAAAGTGGGGTGGTCTAATATGGCATTGGAAGCAGAAGAACTAGAATTGCCAGATTTCTTGAACAATTCGAGTGAAGAAGAAATTCATGAAAAAATGCTTGGTAACCTTCCAGAAGATATTGATAAATCAGAGGGCGGTTTTCCTTGGGATTTTACACGTCCAACAGCGATTGAAATAGCAGAGCTAAAAGAATACGTGCTTGTGGAAGTATTGAAAAGTCTTTCGCCGGCGACTTGTGAAGAGTCTTATATATTGGATTACCATGCTGATGGAAGAGGTCTTGTACGAAGGGAATCGGTAAATGCTTCAGGATATGTTACTGTTACGGCAAAAGCTGGTCTTGTTATTCCTTTAGGATATGGTTTTTCTACAGAAGCAGATGACGAAGGGAATACGATAGATTTTGTAACGACTGAGGAAGTTACGGTCGATTCTCTTGGAAATGCAAAGATTACAATTGAAGCAGCAGAAGGAGGATCTGCAAGCAATGTTGGAGTAAATACGATCGTATTACATACTGGAGATGAGACAGGGGAACTGCTCGATGAAATAATTTCTGTTACAAATGAGGAAGCTGTAACAGGAGGTTTGGATGAAGAGGATGATGATACTTTAAGAGAACGAATCGTTGAGTATGATCGAAGCCATGACATTTCCTATGTTGGGAATGTGGCAGACTATAAACGATGGGCATTGTCAGTTCCCGGTGTTGGTGCAGTTACTGTGATACCAGCAAAGGATGACTCTGGAACAATCAAGATCATCTTAATGGATCAGAACGGAGTACCAGCATCGAAGCAGATTCAAGATGCTGTATATAATTATATCATGCGTCCAGACAGTGAAGCAGATCGTTTAGCACCGCCAAATGCAGTTTTAGAGATAAGTGCTCCGGAGACAGTAATAGTTAATATATCAGCTGTTGTTTATTTGAGAGAAGCAGAAATTGGCAATGTGCAGAATGATTTTAAAACCGCATTTCAGACATATTTGCTAAATGTTTCATCAAATGATAGTGCGGTTAGAATATCAGCGATCAACAGTATCCTTGGGGCTGTATCAGGTGTCTATGATTATGACAGTGTACAAATCAATGGAGCGTCAAAAAATGTAGATCTTGAATCTGGTCAAATGCCAGTTCTTGGAACAGTGAAAATAACGGAGGGATAATACTATGTGGTATAAAACAGACCTTATGGAGCAAATCCTGACGAGTAAAAGTGCAAAACAAATGATTGACTATGTATCGCCGGTTTATGGAAAATCAAGAATCGGACTTTGGCTGTTCCAAGTAATCGGATTGGAGTTAGACGATGTAAAAACAATATGTGAAGACATAATCGACCAGATATTTGTGAATCGTGCTACGTGGGGGCTTTCTATATGGGAAAAAGAATATGGAATAACACCACTTCCGGATCAGACGATAGAGCAGAGGAGAGCACAGATTTCGCAAATGAGGGTAAAAAAGCCTTTAAACCCTACAAGGTTTGAAAAGATCATAGAAGCTTTGAGTGGCGTAGAAACAAAGTTCATAGAAAATACAGCAAAAAATACATTTCAGGTCAATCTTTATGGCGTAGTAAATAATTATGATGAAGTAGTAAGAAGAATTGATAAATTGAAGCCAGCACATTTATTGTGTGATATCCGTATCTCAGATGTTATGGAATCAGAAACGGCATTGAATTATGCGATTGTTTCAGGATCTTGTGAATATTCTTCTTCGATCGTTAGTGAGGTATAAAATCATGTGGGAAAATACAGTAATTACAAATGCAGGTATTGAATTATTAAAGAATGCCTTAAGCGGAGGAACAATAACAGTAACAGCGATCAAGTCTGGTGCTGGTAAAGTTGACGTTAGTGCTTTGAAAAGTCAGACGGCGGTATCATCAATTAAGCAGTCTGGAACAGTACAGGGCGTGACAAAAACAAACGAAACAATCAAGATAGGAGTATTGTTTTCAAACGCTGGTTTATCTGCCGGATACAGCATGACACAGCTTGGAATTTATGCAAAAGGATCAACCGGAAGTGAAGTGTTGTTTGCGATTTCTCAAAGTACAACAGGGAAAGAAGTTCCGGCAGAATCGGCTATGCCGTCATGGTCGTTAGTACATAATTTTTACATCAAGCTTAATAATGATGTAAAAATGACAGCAACGGTTGATCCAGAAGGGTACGTTACATTTGAAACTATGCAGACAGCGTTAAATACGCATACAGGAAACAAGAGCAACCCTCATAGTGTTACTAAGTCGCAAGTAGGCTTAGGGAACGTTCCGAACGTAGCGACAAATGATCAGACACCGACATATTCAGATACAACAACTCTTGTGACTTTATCAAGTGGCGAGAAAATATCTATTGCATTTGCAAAGATTAAACTTGCAATTACAACTCTGATTAATCATCTTGCGAATAAAAGTAATCCTCACGGAGTTACCAAAAGCCAAGTTGGATTAGGCAATGTGGAGAATAAAAGCAGTGCTACAATCCGTGGAGAATTAACCAAAGGTAATGTAACGACAGCCCTTGGATTTACGCCAGCAAATCAGACTGACATGACGAATGCACAGGATGCTATTACGCAGCTAAATTCTGAAAGAGCATTTTTATCAAAAGTATTTTCTGGAACAAGCAACAAAATGATTTACTGGCAAAGATGTCAGTCTGAAATTGCAAAAGCATTAGGCATGCAAATATCAGACATAAATAACGAAAAGTTATATATAGCAGCTTGCAACGGTGATTGGAATGCGTATCAAGGTCTGGTAACAGGTGCTGCTTTACAATGGGATAATACAAATTTAAATATAAACATAGGATTATCCAGTGATACAAACGGTGTTGTTAGGATTAATTTTATGATTTATCGTAAATTAAATTAATCTATATCATATACTATGGAGGTATATACACATGTTGAGTACACTGTAGGAAAATATATTGTTATATCACCATTTGTGTCAATTTTAACAGCACCAATATTATTAAAATTAACATCATCATCGGTATAGCAAGCCGATCCGCATTTTATTTTAGGTCTAAAACCTTCTGGAACAAAAAAACAAGTTGTAATCCCAACACTAGGAGAATTGCAATGGAAATATCCATTTATATATACTTTTCCATTATGTTTATAACTGTTTCCGGTGAATGCATATTTTGAATCTATGCTAGTAATTGTAAATTCTATTCTGTTATTTAAGTCAGAATTTAGCTGTGTTGTTGAGTTCTATTTATTGTTACCATAGCTGTTTAGCATGGCGATCTGTTTTTTATAATATTTTTTCGCATAAAAATAAAATCTCCTTCCCTTTTAAGCAGATTTAATAGTTTATATATTAGATTTGTTATTATTCTTTAAGCTGCATAACGAATATATTCATACTCTATCATTTGGTCTGATGCATCATAATAAGTTCCAGCTGTCATATTAATGTCGGCATGCCCCATTAATATCGCAACATTCTGCAATGGCATCCCTCTCATTATGAGGTTTGTGCATAATGTTCGTCTAAATTTGTGCGGATGTGCATACACATTGCACATTCTTCCAAGGTCTCTTACTACTCGTTCAATTCCATCCTTTTGCAATCGATCATAAGGGAATCTCTTAGATGTAAACAGAGCAACATTATTATCTTGCCTTGTTTCTAAGTATCTGTTGAGATAAATCATAGCGGTATCTGAAATGAATACCGTCCTCTCTTTATCTCCTTTCCCTACAATTCGTACTTTCTTTCTCAAAAAATCTACGTCGTTCAAACTTATATTACTTAGCTCCGACACACGACATCCTGTACATGCTAACATCTCTATCAACGCCCGATCACGAATATCCGTACATGCTATACGCATACGTTCCATTTCATCAGCTGTAAACGCATTCTTCTTTTTCTTTGTTACTTTGATTTTCTTAATTTTTCGAGTTGGATCTTTGTCAATGTACTCCTCATCAGCCAGCCAACTAAAAAACGAGGATATTGCTGATCGCTTATTGTTTAATGATAAATTCGATATGCATCTGCTTTGCTTATACGCATATAGAAATCCCCTAATATCGGTTGCATCTATGTCTTTTGCTTCTTTTGCAGTGAAATAATCTACAAACTGTGTTAGATGTAAATTATACTGTTCAATCGTTCTGTTGGATTTATTTTCTACAATCAGCGTCGCAAGGAACGTATCTTTTAGCTTCCTTAAACTGTCATTGTATTCCGTCAATTCCGTCGATTCTTTCTTAATCTGCACATCTCGGAACTCTTCTACCAGCACATTTTCAAGATAATCTAGCTCTTTTTTCTTGATTCTATTGCCCATTTTAATCAAAACATTGCTTATAATTCTGTCACGCATAATACATTCTCCTTTGTGTGTTATGTGTGCATTATACTCTTTTCCGCTGCGGAGGATTCGTAGACTTCCGCAGCTAAATTCTGATACAAAAAGCATAATACAGTTTTTAGGCAATATGACCACACCTAATAACTCAGAAGGTATCATTCATGCCAATTGGCCCGATAACATGG